TTGGTGGTTTTGGCTCCACGTCGTATAGCGGTGGGCGTATGGGCAGCCGTAACCGCACCAATGGTCCTGAGAATGTCACCTCTGGCATTGATGGCCAGCAGTCCTACGCCTACACGGGCGCCGCAAATTCCGTTGGTGTTGGTGCCACGGTGCCACTGGCTTACGGCAAAGTGCTGATCGGCAGCCACCTGCTCAAATCCAAATTCCAAATTGCCGACGAATCTGATCCGGTGCTGACCAGCCTCCGCGCACCAAGCATTGACACAATCAGGCTGGGCAACGAAATACTCACCAACGAATTTTCCGATAAGTCGGGTGTGATTGCCCGCCGTGTTTATCAGACAGCATTTAATACGCAGGCATATTTCAACCCTGTTAGCGCATACGGCGTTACCAACAGCACGCAACTAATCCGCACCGACGTTCAAAACGAGCGCCGTTATGCATCGCTGCAGGTCTACGGCGGCTATCTAGCCAGCGTGGAGCAATACTCCGATTTCAATGTTGCACTGTCACTGGAAAACGGTCTCTACGATCAGGCTGGTGGCACTGGTACAACTTACGTTGACGGCTACATCAGCTACGAAATCAAGGTTTACCGAGGCACTGTTTTAGATGACGGCTTCCTCGTCGCTGCTGATTCTGCCACCATCCAAGGTCTGATCTTTGAAGGCCAATTCTTCGGCTGGATGCATCGCTTGGAGTTGGGTGACATTGAATCCGAAAGCATCGTCAGCGTTCAGGTCGAAGTGATCTCGGCGGAAACTGTGGCCAATGGCTCCACCGGCTCCAACCCGATCTACCTTCGCCTAAATAGCGTCGGCTACCAGCTCTACTGACATGGCACTTAATTCCGTCACAACAATCAAGGTGCTGGATCTTCTTTGTGAAGGTCCGATTGGTGGCGTCATTAACGGCCTGCAGGGTACATACCTCAACGAAACACCAATCCAAAACAGCGACGGCACCTATAACTTCAAGCCCGAAGATATTTCGTCGGCCTCTTATGTTGGTGCGGCACGTCAGGGTGCAACGTACTGGTTCAACGACGGCACCTCACAAATTGTTGAAGTCAACCAAGAGATTGGCGAAAACTACAGCGAAGACCTGAACAGCAATAACGAAGTTGTCAACCGCAAGTACGGCAGCGGCAGTGTTACGCGCCAGATCACTGATCCAACGGTCAACAATGTAGAGCTGCTGTTCACGATTCCCAAGCTCTATTCCGTCGCGCAGGAAAGTCTCGCCAAAGGTCAACTGTTTGGTGGCACGCTTCAGATCCTGATTTACGTGCAGGCCAAGGGCAGCGGCACCGGCTTTCAGCTTGCCTCCAACAGAACTATCACCGGCGTATCCACCAACAATTACCAATACAGCACCGGCATCATCAACCTCAGAACATTTGGCGCCGGTCCTTGGAACATCAAAGTTCAAAAGGTAGATCTGGGTGAAGGCCACTTTGAGATCAAATACACCAGTTTTCAAGACACACCGCAGAACACACCGATTGCCAGCAACCGAGGCAACCAAATCATTTGGTCGTCTTACACCGAAACGATCTCGCAAAACGTCAACTACAACTATTCGGCGCTGAACGAGCTGGCAATCTCAACCAAGGCGTTCAACAGCCTGCCTTCGCGTGCCTATCTAATCCGTGGCCGTCTGGTTCAGATCCCAACTGGCGCGACCGTTCTGGGTGATGGCAGCCTCGCCTTCAACGATTCCAGCTTCAACGGTGCCGTTCAGACCGCTGAGAAGTGGACGAGCTGCCCAGTTTGCTGCTTCTACGACCTGCTCACCAACCGTCGCTATGGCGCTGGTCAGTTCATCACCTCGGCCAACCTGAGCTGGATCGACCTGTACCCGATTGCCAAGTACGCAAACCAGCAGGTCATCAACCCAGACGGCACCAGGGAACCGCGCTTCTCTTGCAACGTAGTTATCGGTGACCGCGCCGAGGCGTACAACGTCCTGATGGACATGGCTTCGGTATTCCGAGGCATCCTGTTCTGGTCGAACAACGTCATCCAAGTCGCAGCCGATCACGGCAACCTCGATGGCACGGCACTTGCGGCCTCGCACATCTACACCAATGCCAACGTTGTCGGTGGTGTGTTTGAGTATTCCGGCAGCTCGCTTAAGACCCGTAGCACCAGCGTGCATGTTCGCTACAACGATCCGGAAAACTTTTACCGCCCGAACGTTGTTGTCGTTGAAGACGCCGCGCTCATCGCCAAATATGGTTACATCGTCAAAGAACTGATTGGTTTTGGCTGCACGTCGAAGTGGCAGGCGCAGCGGGTCGGCCTGTGGACGCTCAAGACCGAAGCCCTTGACGATGAGGTGATCTCGTTCAGCACTGGCTTGCAGGGTGCCGTGGTGCTGCCGGGTCAGATCTTTGCCGTTGCCGATTCACTCCGCCAAGGCACCCGCATCTCCGGTCGCGTTTCCTCCTCCACCACCAGCGCCATCGTTGCTGATCAGTCGATCACGCTCCCGTCTGGCTCGAACCCACAACTGACCTGCCTGCTGCCCAATGGCACGGTTGAAACCCGCAACATCAGCAGCGTTTCAGGCAGCACCATCAACGTCAGCAGTTCTTTCACCGCTGCACCTAACGCGCAGTCGATCTGGTCAATTACCACCAGCGGCGTTGCCAATCAAAAGTTCCGTTGCATCAGTGCATCAGACAACGGCGACGGCACCTACGCAATCACCGGCTTGGTGCATAACGACAGCATCTACGCCTCTGTTGATAACGGTCAGAACCTGCAGTTCCCGGACATCACCACGTTTGATTCCGCACCGCCGCAGGTCAAAAACGTTGCGTTTAGCGCCGGTCAAGTGCGTGATGGCACTGTTCTAACCACCCAGGTCAATGTCTCCTGGGCAAAAGGCGTTGGCGGTCCCACCTTCGGCTACGAGATCTCGTACAACACCAGCCAAGGCAACCGCAAGATCGTTCGCACCAACAATCCCAGCCTGGAAATCATCGGGTTGCCGCCTGGCTTCCAACTGCTGGTTTCAGTGGTGGCTTTCGGACTCGGCTTCAAAAAAGCGGCACCTGCCGTTGAGGCCACATTTACGGTTCCGTCGTTTGCTTCGACCTCCAACCCAGACGGCTCGTTCCAGCTCCTGCCGGAGGATCCGCAAAACGTCACCATCGAACAGATCGCCAACAATCAGGTGATGCTGCGGTGGTCGCGCCCGACTGCTGCCGCTGGCTTCCTCACCGCGATTATCCGCCACAGCACCAAGACCGATGGCACCGGCGAATGGCAAGACTCGACCCTGCTAACCGACCGTGTTGGCGCTGAAACCACCTACGCCCTGCTGCCCAAGATCGACGGCGAATACCTGCTCAAGTTCCAAGACCCGGCTGGTTTGCGGAGTCAAAACGCCACCAGCGTCATCTTCGATCAACCCGACGCCATCCCGCCACTAAGTATTACTACCGTCCGCGAAGACACCACCAGCCCGCCGTATCAAGGCCAGTTCGATGGTGCGTTCTACTCGGACGAATATGACGCCGTGGTGATTGACGGCACGGAAACCATCGACGAGGTGCTGGATTTTGACGCCATCGGTTCGATGGACTTCAGCGGTGAGCAACGCCTTGGCGGGCGCTACTACTTCACCAACATCGTTGACCTTGGCGCCAAATTCACCGTTGATTTCCGCCGAACGCTCACCACTCGCGGTCTGTATCCAGCCGACACGGTTGATAGCCGCTCGGCACTCCTTGACCGCTGGAGCGATTTTGACGGAAGTCTGGCTGATGACACCAGCGCCGAGGTTTACTTCCGGTCCAGCGATGTGGCCACCGTCGACACCTTCATGCTGCTGGAGGACGGCGACAAATTACTGCTGGAGGACAGCGACCGTTTCGAGCTTCAGTCCGACATTGATTTTGGCGAGTGGTTCCCGATGTACAACGGCAGCTATGCCGGTCGTCAATTCCAATTCAAAGTCGAGCTGACCAGCGCCCGCACGGACCAGACGCCACTGATCGACGAGCTGGGCTTTGAAATGGTCATGCAATCCCGCACGGAAAACAGCGCGACGATCACCAGCGGCGCCGGATCCTACGCCGTGACCTACGCCAAAGCGTTTTATCAGACACCGGCTTTGGGATTGACCGCTTTTAATTTGAGTACTGGCGATTACTATGAGATCACATCCGCTAGTCGCACTGGTTTCACCGTGACCTTCCGCAATAGCGCCGGAACAGCGGTCAGCAGGCAATTCCAGTACGTGGCCAACGGTTACGGCACCCAACAGGCTTAACGATGGCAACCCACGATTACATCATTAGCAATGCCTCCGGCGCCGCAGTTCGTGCTGACCTGAACAACGCGCTGGCTGCCATCGCAACCAATAATTCCTCGGCTACTGCACCAACCACAACCTATGCCTACCAGTGGTGGGCGGATACGGGCAGTAGCCCAACCGTCATGAAGCTGCGAAATGCAGCGAACTCGGCATGGATCACACTGTTCCAGCTCGACGGTGAGTGGAGTCTGATTCCGTTTGAGAACGGCACGGCTGCTGCACCGTCGATCTACTTCAAGGACAGCGGAACGGATACAGGTATCTTTTCACCTGGAACGGATCAGGTTGGCATTACAACTGGCGGTTCGGTGCGTCTGACGACTAGCACCACTGCGTTCACAGGCACGTTGCCTTGGCAGGGACAGAACGGAACTGCTGCTGCTCCTGCACTGTCCTTCTCGGGTGACCCAAATACAGGTATCTATAACGTCGGTGCCGATCAACTTGGCATTAGCACCAACGGGACGTTGCGTTTTGATGTAAGCACCACGGCAACAACTTCAACGCTGCCAGTTGTTCATCCTCTTGGCGCAGTTGGAACGCCGTCGATCACATTTACCGGCGACCTTAACACCGGCATTTATAGCCCTGCAGCCGACACCATTGCGTTTGTTGAAGGCGGTGCAGAAGCCATGAGGATCGACAGCTCCGCCAGGCTTTTAGTTGGCACGTCTAGTGCATTTTCTCAATACAGCGCTGGCTTTCAACTTGTAAATAACTCTGGCTCTGGTATTGATTGTGGGCGTTTTGATAACAGCGCTAGCAGTTCCGACGTCATTCTTACAAAAGGGCGCGGTGGTTCCGTAGGAACCAGAGGAATAGTTTCCAATAACGACCAACTCGGGCAGATTGGATTTAAAGGTGACGATGGTTCAACCCTTAATTCCTATGCTGCAGCAATTACAGCATTTGTAGACGACACACCCGGCACTAACGATATGCCGGGCAGGCTAGTGTTTTCCGTTACTGAAAACGGCACTGCAACACCCGTCGAGCGCGTAAGGCTTGGCAATCAAGGACGGCTTGATGTTTACTCAAGCAGTGGAACAGTTGTTGTTTCTCGCAGCATTTGCTCTGCCAGTACCGGGTGCATGGTTTACGAAGGTTTTTATGGTGCAACATCGACAACAACAGGAACTCTCTCCTATCGTGTTTTCTCAAACGGAAACGTTGTAAACACCAATTCAAGCTATGGCGCTTTATCCGACATTAAATTAAAAGAAAATATTGTCGATGCTGGTTCTCAATGGGCGGACCTTAAGGCGTTGAGAATTCGCAAATACAATCTTAAAGAGGGTCAGACCCATACCCAAATTGGCTTGATTGCACAAGAGGCTGAACTTGTTTCTCCTGGTCTGGTCTACGAGACTCCTGACCGTGATGAAGAAGGAAACGACACTGGCGAAATCACTAAGGTGGTGCAGTATTCAATTCTGTACATGAAGGCAGTCAAAGCACTGCAAGAAGCAATGGATCGCATCGAGGCTCTTGAGGCCAAAGTTACAGCCCTTGAAACGGCGTAGTCCTACTCACTAACCACCATCAACAACCGCCATGGCTGACCGGAAGACCACAGACCTGACAGAACTCACCGCACCAGTGGCGGATGATCTGCTGCCCATTGTCGATAGTTCCGAAGCCACGGCGGCCAACAAAAACAAAAAGATCCAATACGGCACCTTCCTGCGTAACCTGCCCAGCGGCACCGTTGGCGCACCCAGCCTTGCCTGGACCGCAGACACTGGCGTCACGGGCATCTACCGCTCAGCCGCCAACGAACTGGCGTTCACAACTAACAGCACCTTTGCCGGTAAGTTCAGTACCACCGGCTTCCAACTCGGCACTGGCACCGCTGCAGCCCAACTGCACCTATTCAGCAGCGACACGACCGATCAGGTCATCATCGAAAACACTG